CAAGGTCGATCCCCTGTTCATATATGACCGGCCTGAGTGAGTTCGGAGTCAGGATATAATCGTCCGAAACCGACTCCGGCCTGATCTCACGCAGCTGCTGCCTGTAGGTCACCACAAGATCACTCTGCAGCTTCGCCCAGTGCTCCGGCTGACTGGTCTTGTCCACCCGCTTATCACCCGATGAGAAAGAGAACGCATTCGCCGTTGCAGTCCGCATAAACCGGCATGCCTCTATCCGCGCCCAGAGGAGGAGCATCTCAAGAGTCTCACCCTGCGGCTCAGGCATGATCTCGCCGCCGGATATCCCGAACTGCATCCCAAGGTCGCGACCCACAGGGAAGACGGCCTTCAAGATGCAGCGCGAGAGCACATCATCAGTGAACCGCTCGGCGTCAGGGTCGGCGAGGTCGGTCCTGAGAGTGCCGACAAGATTATTGAGAGCCACTCTTCGCACCCGTCATTTTCAGCGGCAGTTCGGGAGACTTGGCATCTCCGGTTGCAGCCTGGACGGAATCTCCGGCATTATCGCTTGTCACGGCCACCTCACCGGGTTTTGCGGTCTTCTTCGCTCCTTCCTTGCTTTCAGCGGTGCGAGCGGCAGCTTTTGTCTTTGGTCTGGTGTCCGATCCTGCATCGACGCGTGCGAGAATGCCTCCGGTAATCGCCGTCTGCACCTGTCTTGTGGGGTTTTCGACCTCTATAGTCTCGCCTGGTGCGAGCTTGATACCGGCATCGGCAATGATGACGATACCGGCTCGCACATTCTTGACTTTCATATCTCTAAAGCACCTCCTTACGGCAGTATCTTTATCTTTGCGAGTATCTCCGGGCGTGTTACACCCTGGCCTATCTCAGACCAGACGAGCCAGCCCGTTTTGAACCTGGTCTTTTGCTCGATGGCTTCGGTCTTCAACGACTCCCTGACCGGCATCTTACCGACTTCCTCATCTGGGACGAGCAATATCTCCGTCATGTCGGCGGAAGCGGTGAGAAGGATGCCGCCGGTGCCGTAGTTCTTTATGACACCCTTCGTGCGAAGCTCCGATCTCGTCTCAGGGTCGAGGTCCCAGTCCCGCATGTCATTGAACCGCCGACCGCGCATCACGATGTACTTGACCGAAAGCTCTAGATCCTCGATGATGGAGATTGCCTCGTTCAGAGCGTCATCGGTGAGCTTCCCTCCGGTCACCTCGACCGTGTTCGCCGCGGGGATCGCTGCCGAGAGGACTGTGAGCGTTCTCTTGTCGATCTCCTTGCGGATCTCATCCGCCGCAGAGGTCTGAATGTCCATGAGCGTCCCGATGTTCCCATTGGGTAGGCCACAGGCGAGGTGGTCTTTCGACTCCTTTTCCTTTAGCCCCCCTACGAACCGTACGTGACACTTTCGCGTCATACGGCTCTCCCAGTATCCAATATCATTTGGTAACAGCACTTGGTTTGTCTCCGTGGTGAATCGTTGTGTGACAAGACAGACATACAACGAGAGTCTTCCTGTGTCTGGCCGCCATAATCTCCTGCCAGAGAGGAAGTTCCTTACTGCCTTTCTTCTTGAGGTCTTTTAAAGCACGTATGTGATGGACTTCCACTCTGTCCGTGCTTCCGCAAAGCTCACAGGTGTCGGCTAACAGCCGTTTGACTAGTTCACTTCGCGCTGGCCTCCAGTTTACGTCTGGCAGGTCTTTGATCGTTGCATTCTTGTCACGCACCAGCGACAGGCCGCCGAACCGGGCTATCAATGGCTTCTTGTCTTTTCTCTCGACGACTACTTCGATACATTTGCGCAGGCCATGCTCGAATCGCACAGCTTTTCGATACTTACCGGCGATGGCGTTCATACTGCTCTTGTGCTTGCATGCAAGCGTCTTGAGCAGTGAACTCTGCATAACCCAATGCAGTTTCGCTAGCCACGAGAGGTTATGTGCCAGCTTGTAGTACTGGACATAGCCACGATATTTGGCCTGGTATTCGTGGACGATACTGAAATCGCTTTCGTTTACCAGTTCCGGTCGGTGAGCCGGTTTTCCATTCTTCATGAAGCGGGCGCATCTGTCTTCGACAAACCGCGCCGGGACTCGCAGGCCGATCTTACCGTTAATGGAACGGCGACCATTGGTATGTTTGGTGTCGTCATTTCCGACGACGATCTCATAACCCAGAAATCCGGCTGCATGTGTCCTTGCGTGAGTCACCAGAGTCTTTTCTTCGGATAGCTCCAGTTTGAGCTTTTCGCGAAGAAAGGTTCTCAGGCGCTGCTTGATCTCTTCTGCTTCCGATATTGGCCCAATGAATCCGATGAGCCAATCGTCCGCATATCTCACGTAGTACAATCTGCGGAACGAAGGATCATATTCATCCTTGGAACGCATCTGCTGAAATTGCTTCTCAGCTTCGCGAGCTTCCTGATGCCGTCCCTTTTTGTGCAGGTAGTACTTTCGCTTCACGAGCTTGGAATACTCGGTGTTCTCCTGTCTTTTATCACCACTGTTATATGCTGGAATAAGCGTGTATTCGACAAATCTGTCCAGCTTGTCAAGGTAGATATTGCTGAGAATTGGGGAGATGATTCCTCCCTGTGGCACCCCACTCAGCGTCGAATGGTATGTCCACTGTTCCAAATATCCGGCCTTGAGCAAGTCTTCTATCAACCTGAGAAAGCGATTATCCTTAATCTTCTCGCGGAGTATGGACATCATTGTCTCGTGCTCGACGTTATCGAAGCATCCGCGAATATCTCCCTCTATGAACCATTTGGTGCCGTCCCAGTGCTGGTATATACTGTTCAGCGCTGTATGGCAGCCACGATCTGGTCTGAAACCGTGACTCCTTTCAGAAAACTGCGGCTCGTAATACGCTTCCAAAATCAGGCGTATCACTTCTTGCAGCAGTTTGTCTGACCATGTCGGAATGCCAAGTGGCCGAGTCTTACCGTTCTTTTTCGGTATCTCCACCCTTCGCACTGGGGTCCATCGATATCGCTCATTTCGCAGTTGCTCGATTATGCGTCCGATTTTCCTAAGTGACATTCCATCCACGGTTTCACCGGTCGATCCGCTGGTCGTCGCTCCTTTGTTGCTATAGATTCGACTATATGCCAGCAAATAGAGTGACGGATTATACAGTTGTCGATACAAGTCATCTTCCAGCGGCAAACCACGTTTGCCACGTTCATGAATGACATGCAAAGCAGCTTCGGCGTTTCGCATCTCGCGTACCTCACTATTTGTATGTCTGGATACCTGCCCCCCTTCGCCATGTACGCGGCTTTCCCGCGCTCGGACTACTACGAGGGCTCTGTAGCCATTGGGCTCTCGCCCTTTAGGCTATCCCGTGCTTTGATCAGTCTGGTACGAATCAGCGCGACTGTAGGTGACCCACTCATCCCTTGACCGAACGGATTGTCCGGCGACTCGACCCGAAGAGGTTGGTCTGTCCAAAAACGGAGAACAAACCACGGATCGTTACTCCTCTTAGATGCTGTAGGAGTAGGTGGTCCTCTACACCGTCAGGATTGGGTTTTAAGCAATCCAGCCTTCACCATATCGCGCAGGTCTTGCGGAACGACGATTTCAGCATCTTCTCTTCGCCCTCCGCTTTACCAACATGCTACTGTCCCCTTCGCCTTTCGGCTCCAGGTTAGTTGGTTGACCTATAGGTTTTCCTCTCAACCTATCTCAACTTAGTTGAGGATACCAGTCTGCCTGTCACGGCGCACGTTCTTGAGCACGCTTACATCCACCATAGGTGTCGAGTGAACGCGGTTGGTCGGGAACTCCACCTCGTCCTGTCCCAGTTCTTGCTCTCTTGCCTCGCCTTCGTTGCTTATCCAGTAAGCCCTGACTTTGGGTTTCTTCTGATAGACCGGGCGCTCTCCCTTGGGGAGAGTGTGCTGCGTGAGGAGAAGCGAGGTTATCTCTTTCCTCTTTATCTCCTGCTCGATAGGCTCTGCGATGGCTGCGGCAAGCGCGCGCATCCCTTCAGGAGACTCGAGGGCCTCGCTCATAAGGCGGGCCATCGTCTCCATATATTCCTGGCTGTGAATATTGACTTCCTTTGTCTCCAACGCTCCCTCCTTAGATCAAAAGGCGGAACTTCAGAGTCCCGCTTGCACAAGATATGGCATGGGCGACGATCAGGTCTTCGGCTCCGACACCGGCAGTGAGCTTGCCGTTTGCCGAAACCTTTAGGTCGTCTCCGGCGCTGATGTTGCCTTCGAAAACGTCTGTCTCATAGACTCCACCCATACAGAAGATGCCGGGCATCTGACCGGCCTTATAGTCTTTGATAAGGATGCCAAACGATTTAACTACCGGATCAGTATTCACGGCAAAGAGATCGTTTCCGACCAGTTTTACAAACTGGCCGAGTTTGCCATCGCCCTGCATATAACCGTCGCCATAGGCAAGGCCGCGGTGGTTAGGATTAAGATATGGCACTAGTTTTCCTCCTCATTTAGTTTCTGTCGCCTGATGTGGCTCCGATCCGGTCCCGATAGGCGGCCATGAATCCTGTGCGCAGTTTGTCTTCCAGGCTGGTTTTTGTGTCGTCTACATCAAGAGGGCGAACACCGGCATCGGTCCGAAGCTGTTTATCAGAGTCCTTTGAACCGGCTTTCGACTTATTATCCGAATCACCCGTCTTAGTCTCACTGCCTTTTTCCGGGCATTCAGGCTTAGACTGTATGGCTCTGTCATAGGCTGCTTCCGTTGCCGCGAAAGCATCGTCTGAGATTTCCGCAAGCCTGCCGAGTTCCTTTTCGCGCTCTTCGTCCGTTCCGAACGAAACACCCGATTTCTCCAGCTTCTCCACGAGCTTTTGTGCACGAGCCTTGTTGGCGGCCGCCTTACTCTCAGCTTCGAACTCCTGGACTTGTTTCTGGAGGGCAAGGACCTGCTGCTTAAGTCTTTGTTCTCGGTCTCAAGCTCTTTGATTCGGGTTTTGTCATCTACAGGTGGTGCGCCGCCACCGGGTGGTGCAGCTTTCTTAGCAGCGTCTTCGTGCTGCTCATCGGTTTCTTTCTTCTCGTCTTCCAATTGAATGCCTCCTGAAGTTGTTTCTGCCGCCTGATGAGAGGCGACCTGGGTAATCCGCGCATTCTCGTCCGCGCCTTTCCGGTCGAGTAAACCGAGACCGGTGAACGTAACGCCATGAAGTATCTCGAAGACAGGCTTGCCCTGGTAATCACCGCCCTTATATTTGCGGAGATGAATACAGTAGTCGTTTTTGTTGGTCACAGTCTTTCCACAGATGGAGCACTCACCAGCTTCATAGTCGCATTCCATCGATACCTGCGAGATGATGCCCTTCTTCATGAGCTTGTAGGCAAGTGCGGCCGTTGGAGTGTCCCCAACATAAAGTTCACCAGCGCATTCGACGCGCCCACCGGCCTCATCCTCGACGAATTCAGCGGTAATGATCCCGCCTACGATGTCCGTTAGGTCCTGAGAGTGTTTGAGATCGATTTTCTTGTTGATCGCCGTCGTGCAGCGGGTCGAAAGTTCTTCTGGCGTGAAATGATCACCGTTTCTGTTAGTACCTGCCCGACACATTATGAAGCTGAACTGCGGATCACCGGCGTTTGGATTGATATCTATCGCATCTGCAGAAAGCCGGTCGGAACCGGTGATGTGAACCTCAACCGGAATGGAAGTGTGGCAGTTAGCTGGCAAAATTGATGCCGCGGCCTTGGTCGCGCCACTTGATTTCGAAGAGATGAACAGCAGTTCTCGACCATTCTTGCCTTCGCCGTTCTTGCCAAGGACTATACTGTATTCGACGTCCATTCCACGGACCCGCACATTGCCCAGCCTTTCCGAGAAGATGTCTCGAATCTCCTTCTCGGTAGGAAATGCTTTGTCACGGTAGGACATGATGACTGTCCCGTACTTACCGCGGGCTTCCGAGGCCAGGTTTTCTATTAATGAGCGGATACTGTCCCGGTCGTAATGTGTTCGAGACTGATAGCTTCTACGGTTGTCATCAAGGAGCGTCTTGTCCGCCCAGCGGTTCATAATCCCCTCGACAAAGTGCAGAGAATACTCGTAATCGTTGTTTGAGAACTGCGTGATGTACGGCGGGTCGAGGTACAGCACATCTGCGCCGAGCTTGCGAACCGCTTCGACGGCATCGCCACAGAACACTTTGCATTCCTGTCCGTTGTCGAAGACGAGTTTGTTGAGCTGGTTGGCATAGCGCTTGAAACTCTCGACCATGCTAGATACTGGTAGGTTGACCAACTGGTTTTCTTTCACACCAGCCTCTATCTCGATATCTGCATCGGCTTTGAGGTTCAACTTTGATCGATGGAACTGACCGTAAAGGCTTTTGGCCTTCACTGTATTGCCGAGAGCCGCAAGCGCCAAGTCCTTCTTGTAGCCAGGGAGCTTTTGTATGTTCGCCCATACCTGGTCGAGCCACGCGAGGACTTTCTTCGTGTAGTAATAGCCGTGGAAATTGTCGACTATGAAGCTTCCAGCGTTCGCATTCGGTGCGAGGATCTTCTCGATGTCATCGTCAGTGAGAACATCATGGGAATTCTCGACAACGGCCCGGGCGATATGGTATGGATAGAGCAGCAGGTCGTTTGCGATAATCTTCATGCCCTTGCGTTTGAAGTGATATGCAACATTCGCACCGCCGGAGAATGCGTCGAGGAGTGTTTTCGCATCCTTCGGTACCTGCCGCTCTATCCATCCGAGCATTACATACTTGTTTCCCATGAAGCCCGTGACACGTAACGGGTCCGTTCCGGCCTGGCAGGAAAGCAGTTCCATCTCGTCTGACAGCGGCGTATCGGCAAGAGCCTGCATATTCTCTTCGATGCGCAGTTCCGACTGTGAAACCTGCGGTTCATGCTGCTTTATCCACTCCTTAGCCTTCTCCATTATCCAGCCGTCCGGGTTCTGATCTGTTTTCTTGGCAAAGCGATATGCTTGCAGGACCATAGACCTTGGATTGTGACCTTCTGGGACAAACTCTTCCTTGAGTCTGCCGATGATGACGGAGACGCCGTCAATGCCATCCAGGTTTTTTCTACGGAAACTGTTTGAAATGAACTGTTCTGGATCGCGAACACGGCAGCGAATCTCGTTTTCCTTCTCATCCCATGTTGCTTCCGAGCGCATCTGCGAACAGACCGGGCAGAAGCTTGCGGCCTGCTTCAACACACCCGCTTTCGAGCAGATGAAAAGCCGCTCCATCGCCTGTGAGTTCTCGGAATGCCTGGAGGAGATGTGATAATGATGCGGTTGAGACTTCATGCTGCTTTCCATGCCGTTTTCCGAGATAATCTCTTTCATATCGGCTTCAGATGGATAGGCATGGTCGCGGTACGAGATGAGCCAATGTGGAATATGCTTGGCATTCGCGAGAAATGTTGAGAAGAACTCGCCCGCATTTGCCTTGGTGACTGTCTTGTGGTCTGTCTCATAGTGATGGGTCTTCGAGTCGTCGACAAGAGTGAGTCCGTCCCAGTAGGTCATAAGTCCTTCAACGAAGTGGTAGTTCTTCTCGTAGTTTGTTACAGAGAACTCCGTTGCATATGGCGGGTCAAAGTAGGCCAAGCCCACTTTGACTTCCGATAGGATATCGTTAATGTCTTTCCGGTAAGCCTTGCACTCCTTGCCGCTATCAAAGATGAGCGCATTGATGCGGGCGACATTGTCTGCGAACCGTTTTTTGAACTCTTCCGGCGTATCCTGCCGCTTGCCGTAGTCAGTAGAAGAGGAGAAATGGCCGAAACCACCCTTGCCGCCAGACATGACTTGCCA